TAAAAATACTAAAGGCGGCGGACTACCTCGTTGAGCATCTTGGCCGTAAAACATTTTTGTAGCACTTCTAAAAAAATGAATTACCGCCAACAAATAATTTGCCTGCTGTGTATCTTGAGCTGTGAAATGTCCTGTAATACTAATATCTCCTACTTTACTATTTTGATAAAAATAGCCTCTAAAATTAGCGTGGGTTAAATCATAAGTTGAATAGTTTGCCGAATAACCAATATCAATTTTAGGAGTATACGGAAATATAACCCCGTTGGTAACTCGCAACGGTTGTAATATTCCAGGTTGTTCATCATTGTACAAGTAAGTTGCGCCTTGCGCTAAACTTAATTTAACCCGCCAATCCCCACTGCTAGCATCCTGACCTAATTGTACTGCTCTTACTGGTTGAGCCCGGGCATTATTAATCCCGCGTTGAATTTCTGATGCCAGCGGAGAGCCCGACGAAGTATTATCTCCTTGATTTATTTCATTATCGGGTACTATAGTTTCGTTTTCGGCTAAACTAGCTTCTGGGTCTACTTCGGGGTCTACATCTGTAGCAAATCTTTGTATGGAAGTAACTGAAACCCCATCCCCCGATAACTCGTTGGCTAGTAACTGGTCTTGGTAAGCATACGGATCTTCGTCGCTTCTTACAGGGGTATTAAAGTTTATTTCATCTGCCATTTTGGTTATCCTATACAATATTTATGGTTTAAATAATGTACCCATATTATGTTAAAAAGGTTGACAATAGGTTGACTTGTGTTATAATAAATAATCACTCAGGAGATTAATTAGTGGCCACAGCACCCGTAGTATCACAAAGAAAAGTCATTTATCTCAATAATCGAGATATCCTAAAGCAAATACATTTAAGTAAAAACACATATTGTAAATTTTTAGATCCCGTAAACGATCATCAATATGACATTATTTTGCCCATAGTAGAAAAGATTAATCAGCGCACAGTAGCAGAAGCTAGACGAAATCGCGCAGATCGTATTAAAAAAGAAACAGGTGTAGTTATTGATCCAAAGAAAATTCCCAACACAGATTTAGTGTTTAGAATTACTTGTTGGGAACATATACCCATGGCCCCAAAGAAAATACCAAAATCTGCTACCACTAAAAAGAAAAAATTAGACGACATTTTTGAGCTTGATTTGCTAGAAGAAGATCCAGTGCTAGATTTACCTGTTCTAGAAGATGCAGATTTGTCTACAGCAAAATATGTTAGACTTCCATTCCCGCCGTTTTATCATTATCGATTAGACGCCAATAAAAAACCATTTTTAGTAGGTAAAAGTCATTGGGTCGGCGATTTAGAAAAAGGTGAGTTTAGTAAAGATCACGGAAACATGACTAGAATACTGGCTAATATGTTTATTAAACTATGTGATAGATATGCTACTCGTAGTAACTGGCGTGGATACACTTACAATGAAGAAATGCGCGGAGCAGCACTTGTACAGTTAAGTCAAATTGGACTTAGATTTGATGAAAGTAAATCACAAAATCCATTTGCTTATTATACAGCCGCTATCACTAACTCGTTTACTCATGTATTAAATTCTGAAAAGAAAAGTCAAAACATTCGAGATGATATGTTAGAAATGAACGGACTTAATCCAAGTTGGACTAGACAAGCAGCTGGTAAAAAAGATCCAAATCTTAATTCAGTTGTTACCAATATTGATATTTCTGAATACAATATTGAAGATTAACCAGTTTAGTTGTTTTTTACAATTTAAAAGTGTATAATCAAGGATATGACAAATCTATTCCGTAAGGTAGCAGTTTGTACTGACCTCCATTGGGGCTTAAAGTCCAATAGTCTAGTACATAATCGTGATTGCGAAGCATTTATTGATTGGTTTATTGCCAAAGCTAAAGAAGAAGGTTGCGAAACCGGAATGTTCCTTGGTGATTGGCACAATCACCGTGCTAGTATCAATTTACAAACATTACAATTTAGTGTTCAAGCATTAGAAAAATTATCAAAAGCATTCGATAAGTTCTATTTTATTCCCGGTAATCACGATTTATACTATCGCGATAAACGGGATATTCACGGTGCTGAATGGGCCAAACATATCCCGAACATTATCATTGTTAACGATTGGTTTAAGCAAGGAGATGTTGTGATTGCTCCTTGGCTAGTTGGAGACGATCATAAAAAATTACAAAAGATGTCAGCCAAATATATGTTTGGGCATTTTGAACTTCCGCATTTTAAAATGAATGCCATGGTAGAAATGCCGGATCATGGCGAAATTAGTGTAGATAGTTTTAGTGGCGTTGAAAGTGTATATTCTGGACATTTTCATCTGCGTCAACAAAAGAAAAATATTACATATATTGGAAATTGTTTCCCACACAATTTTGCCGATGCTGGTGATAGTGATCGTGGCATGATGATTAAAGAATGGGGCAAAGAAGATCAATATTTTGCTTGGCCCGGACAACCGTTATATCGTGTTATGAAATTAAGCGATGCTATCGATAACGGTGCTAATGTATTTGTGCCTAATATGCATGTTCGTGTTGAATTAGACATCGACATCAGTTACGAAGAAGCTAACTTTATCAAAGAAACATTTATTAAAGATTATAATTTACGGGAGATGGCTTTGATACCTAGTAAAAAGACTGATATTAACACTGACTTAGCTCCAGGAGATGTTAAGTTTGAGTCTGTGGATCAGATTGTAACTGATCAGCTTACCAATATAGCATCAGAGTTTTACGACAATAAGTTATTACTAAAAATTTATCAAAATCTATGATACAAATAAAAAATTTAAGTGTTAAAAATTTCATGAGTGTAGGCAATGCTACACAAGGTATCAACTTTGACCGCCAAGACTTAACACTAGTATTAGGCGAAAACATGGATTTAGGCGGAGATGGTTCTCGCAACGGCACTGGTAAAACAACTATTATTAATGCGTTGTCATATGCTATGTATGGAACTGCTTTAAGCAATATCCGTAAAGATAACTTAGTTAACAAAACTAACGGTAAAAATATGTTAGTTTCTTTAGAATTTACTGTTGGTAATCAAGATTATAAAATTGAACGGGGTCGAAAGCCTAACTTTTTAAAATTTTATGTTAACAATAAAGAAACCGAAGCAGACGACAATGCTCAAGGTGATAGTCGCGAAACACAAGATGCTATTGAAAATATACTAGGTATGAGTCATGACATGTTCAAGCATATCATGGCATTAAACACTTATACAGAACCGTTTTTATCATTAAAATCTAATGATCAGCGTACTATTATTGAACAGCTACTTGGCATTACTATGCTGTCCGAGCGAGCTGAAAAAATTAAAGAATTAAATCGTACTACCAAAGAAGATATTACTAAAGAAGAATTTAGAATCCGCGCTGTGCAAGATGCCAATAAGCGCATACAAGAACAAATTGAATCTTTAAAACGCAGACAAGGATTATGGGTAACTAAACATGAAGAAGATATCAAAGAACTTGAGAAGGCACTATCGTCCTTACAAGAGATTGACATTAAAAAAGAGATCCAAGCTCACAAAGATCACAAAACATGGGATCAAAAAAGGAAAGATATCAACGATTTATCTAGTCAGATCAGCCGCACGAAAATGGATGTTACACGGGAAGACAAAACGATTTCCAAGGTATCTAAAGAAATTGAAACTCTCGAAAACCATGAATGTCATACGTGCGGACAACCGTTCCACGATATTAAGCACGAACAAGTTTTGGCGGGCAAACAGAAAGATTTGGCAACAGCTCGAAAGAGTTTCGACGAACATACACAACTCTTATCAGAATTGGAGACTGCCCTCAAAGCCTTGGGCGTGTTAGGCAAGCCACCAAAAATGTTTTACGACAAAGAAGAAGATGCTATTCAACATCGTACCACTATCGAAGGACTTGTAACACAAATAGCCAGCAAAAAAGCAGAAGTTGACCCATATGATGAGCAGATCGACGAAATGACCAATCAAGCATTAGAAGAAATATTGTATGATGCTCTAAACGATTTAACAAAATTACAAGAACACCAAGAGTTTTTACTTAAACTATTGACAAGCAAAGATAGTTTTATCCGTAAAAAGATTATTGAACAAAACTTATCATATTTAAATGCTAGATTGACACACTATTTGGATCGTATTGGCTTGCCACATACAGTTGTATTTCAAAATGACTTAACTGTTAGTATCGAAGAGCTAGGTCGAGATTTAGATTTTGATAATTTAAGTCGCGGTGAGCGCAACAGACTTATTTTAAGCATGGCTTGGGCATTCCGCGATGTGTTTGAGTCTCTTTACACACCAATTAATGTGTTGTTTATTGATGAGATGATTGATAACGGTTTAGATACACAAGGTGTAGAATCGGCCCTAGCACTATTAAAACAAATGTCGCGTGAACGACACAAAAGTATTTGGCTTGTTTCGCATAGAGACGAGCTAGCGGGACGAGTAGAAAACATTCTTAAAGTAGTTAAAGAAGGTGGATTTACTAGTTACAATACAGATATTGAGATAGCATGATGAAATTTTCGAGTACCGCGATATCGGCGATAACTATTAGTCCATGTCTTGGCTTTATGAAAATCAAACTATCGAAGTATTACCAGAAGACTGTATTGGATTTGTTTATCTAATCACAAATACGCTTTCTGGCCGGAAATATGTAGGAAAAAAATTAGCAAAATTTAGTAAAACATCATACAAAGTAGTAAAACTTAAAAACGGTAAAAAGAAACGCAAAAAAATTAAAAGTAAAATAGATTCAGACTGGCAACAATATTACGGCAGTAACATAGAGTTAAACTCAGACATCGAACAACTAGGCAGCGAAAATTTTACAAGAGAAATACTATACTACTGCAAGTCCAAGGCTGAATGTAGTTATGTAGAAGCTCGTGAACAATTTAATAGAAAAGTACTAGAAACTAAGGACTATTACAACGGACATATACAAGTTCGTGTACATGGTAGTCATATAATCAACAAAATTTAATCATCATTGTAAGGCATCACTAAGACAATGTTTGGTCGAGGTAGCTCGACTCGCAAGGAGGAACGGTGAGATACCCGGTCTGGATGAGCTTGTGTGTCAAAGGCAAATGCTAACTTAAGGCATCAAATGGTTTGGGCTCCGTTGAAACAGATACGACCCATGCTTATAGGACTTGGATTTATTATCGGGTCACTAGGGTTCCGTTGATATGTGAAGCTAGAGTAAGGGGTACCGGTCAACCGCCTCTGCTGTATGAAAATACAAATCTCTTTATAATAAATGACTGTGCAACTCAGATGAAGTTTGTAACAATCATATTCACCGTGTTTACGGTGAAGTGTGACCGATTAATCTAGATGAAGTATCTAAAAACAAAAAAATAAGACGAGCTGTTAAGCGAGTCTTGGATTAGCGTAGCTAATCTTTCTTCTTAGAAGAAAGGCATGCCACTTTTCTTAGTTGTTTCCATATTGTCTTTAATGATTTGTCCAATAAGTTTTCGTTCTAAAATACTTGATTGTAACAGTTGATCATAAGATAATCCACCACGCATGTACCAAGCCATTCGTAACGCCTCTAATCTAATCTCGTTTATTTCTTCATCCATGCCGTCAACATACTTAGAGACAGCATCAGAGTCCAAGGTTAGGAGGCGCGCCCGAAAAAACTTGTCATGTCTAGCGTGATATTTTGTTTGTATTCGTTTTCGCAACTGCCACACTTGATGTTAACTGGCTGCATTTCTGCCTGTGTTTTATGTTCAATAACATAATCTTGAATGCGATTAAACAAACCGCGGTCACAGTTTTTCATAAACTCAGAGATGTACTCAGGTTCACTTACCATGGCTTGTGGAGTCTTGATCATTTGTATACTTTGAGATAAGGCCATGACTGTCATTTCTGTCATCTTTTTAAGGGCTTGTGACATGGCAGCAATTTGCTTGGTGTCAACTTCACCGTCTGTTGGTATAGCTTGAAAAATTCGTTGTTCGTCAAATTGAATTTTATTGTTATCTGACAAATTCTTATAAGTCATGGGCTTGAAATAAATTTCAATATCGCCTTGTTTGATGCCTTCGCTATAATCAGGAGCTTTAATTTTATCGATTACTGTGCGTAAATCTACTCCATATTCGTCTGTGGTAGTACATTTTGGACATTGCGTAGCAAATTGCATTTCATGCCCGTAACTAGCAATACGAATAGCTACCAAAATAGTATCAATGTCTATGGAAGGAATAGCCCAAGCATCTTTAATGTTTGGTACACAACTTTGGATAACATTAATAACCGCTTGCCCGCTAAACAATGCGTCTGGTGTGCGATACGTGATTTCATCAATGGCTGTCATGGGTAAAACTGGCAATTCACTGTTTGTGGGCATTTCCAGCGCACCAGGTGGGTAATAGTTACCTTGACTGGGCAATTTAATGTAAATTGCCGGTTGTCTAAAATATTGACTTAACGGGTTGTTTGAAATCATGAGTTTTTCCTTGTATAAATATTAATTATGGCAGATCAATTCGACCCAAAAGAAATCCAAGATATACTAGATAGATACACAAAGGCTCTAGACGACGGAATTCCAATTTCTGCAGAACTTTCTCAAAAAATGAAAGATGCTGCAACGGGCATCAACGATTACACAAGAAATCTAAAAGCTAGCAAAGAAGCATTAATGGGCAGTTTGAAATCGCTTGGTATGTCCATGGTCAATGGCGAATCGGGTGCTGCAGTTTACAACAATGTTATTACTCAAAGTGCTAAAACATTTAGTAGTTGGGTTTCAAAAATTCCTATTGTTGGCAAAGCATTAGGTGCTGTAGCAGAAGCCGCAGCCACTTACGAAAATGCTGTAGCTGATCAAGCTGATGCGCTATTTAAAAGTTATCAAGATATAAGTCGTTCTGGCGTTGCCACTGGAATGAACGATGCGTTTAAGAATTTACAAGACGCTGGGTATACCATGAAAGAAATTGGTCAATATGGCCAATTGATGAAAGAAAATTCAGCAGTACTTGCCACCATGGGCGGAACCACAGCGCAAGGTGCTGCTGCGTTTGCAGCCGCATCAAAAAATATTAAAAATTCTGGTTTAGAAACTGAATTTATGCGTATGGGCATGACTGTTAATGACATTAACAGTGGTATGGCTAACTATGTAAAACAACAACAACTAAGTGGATCTACGCAACAGCAAAATGATAAACAAATTGCAGCCAGTGCCAGTGAGTTTATGTTTCAACAAGACAGAATAACTAAATTAACTGGATTATCAGCAGATCAACAAAATAAAGTTTACGAAGGAGCATTAGCTCAAGAACAATATGCGGCTAAAACTTATCAGTTAAAAATGAAAGCAGATGCCGGCGACGAACAAGCTAAAGCTGAACTAGTAAGAAATGATTTGTTTATTAAAGCCGCTGCGGCTAAAGGAGGACCCGAAGCCGCTAAAAATGCACAACTGTTTATTGCTGGAGCTGTAAATTCAGAAGGCTATCAAATATTTCAACGAAGTTACGGAAATGCCGCTGACTACATAAGCAAAGGCGGAACAGATGTTGGTAAAGCACTAAACATGTATACCACAGATGCTAAAAATACAGCTAAAGTTCAAGCAACATTAAGCCGATTTGGAGCAGGTAACCAAGTCTACGGAGATATGGCATCTAACGCTAAATTAGCTGCTGCGTCATCTGTAGATTATGTTAAAGCTATTCAAGATGGTACTCTTCAGCAAAAAGAACAAATAGCAGCCAAGGACGAAGCTACAGGAGCTATGGTTGATCTTACTAGAGATCAAAGAGATATAACACAATCAGCAGAACATGTTATTAACGCAGGTATCCCTATTGTTGTTAAAGGTTTATCTGGATTAGCCGGAGTAACACAACAATTAACTGGAGTATTTGGAGAAATAGCTGGGAAAAAAGGACAAGCCGGCGGAGGCACAACTCTATTAAACAAATTTGGTATTACTGGCGGAGGTGGAGGGGCGGCGCCTCCTGTTACTCCTGTTGCGCCGCCATCTGGAGCTGGAGCAGCCAATATAGATGATCTTATAAGATTTACGGGTGGCACAGGAGACAAAACACATTTTCAACAACTTAATCCAACTGTGCTCAATAGTTTCGTACAAATGGCTACAGAATATTTTAATAGCACTGGTAAAAAATTACAAGTTAATTCAGCTTTTAGATCAATGGAAGAACAAGCCAAAGTTAATTCTGGAACCAATCCTAAAGCTGCTCCTGGGAAAAGTTTACATAATCAGGGCAAAGCGTTAGACATTAACTCTAGTGAAGTATCAGAGTTACAATCAATGGGCTTATTGGGTCGACATGGATTTAGTCCGTTGGCAAATGATCCACCGCACATTCAAATGCCGTCAGCTGCAACGGGCGGAATATTAAGTGGACCTATGGGCGGTTATCAAGCCATGCTACACGGTAACGAAGCTGTAGTGCCTTTACCTGACGGCAAAACAATTCCTATGAAAAATAAAGGTAACAGCGGTTCAAAAGAACAAACTGCGCTATTAACTATGGAATTAGAAAAATTAGATTCTATGTTAGCGGTTATGCAAAAACAAAATGATATTACTAATAGAATTTTAGCAAAACAAAGTTAAGGCATAGAATATGGCACAATTTAGTCCAGACGAAGCTCAAGCGATTATAAATGAATATAATCAAAAATTAAAAGATAAACAACCTATATCTGACGACTTAGCTAAAGCTATGAAAGATGCCTCCACTGGTATCAAAAATTACACAGATAATTTAAAAAATAGTCTTGATAAAGTTAGCGACGCTGCATCAAAAATGGGCAAAGCTCTAGTAAAAGGAGAATCAGGACTTAGCGTTTATAATGAAACTGTAGAAGCTGGCGCCAATGCCATGGGTGCTTGGGCTCAGAAAATACCTTATGTAGGTAGCGCTTTAAATAGTGCTGCTAAAGCAACCGCACAAGCAATAGTATTAATCAACAAACAAGCAGATACATTATTTCAAAATTATCAAAGTATAAGTCGTTCTGGTTTAGTAACCGGAATGGCCGATACATTTAAAAACTTAGAAGCCGCTGGATATACAGTTGCTGAAATACAAGAGTATGGTACTTTGATGAAACAAAATGCTGATACACTAGCAACATTCGGTGGCACAGCAGCACAAGGGGCTAAACAGTTTGCTGATATAGCACAATCAATACAAAACTCAGATGCCCAAACAAATTTTATGATGTTGGGCATGAATGTTACTGATATAAACAGCGGGGTTGTTAATTATATAAAAATTCAGCAACTAAGTGGTTCAACAAGAGTACAATCTAATCAGGAATTAAAAGAAAGTGCTCAAGAATTTATTATGGAACAAGACAGATTAACAAAATTAACAGGTCTTAATGCTGAACAACAAAATAAAGTATATGAACATGCTCTGGCAATGGAGCAATATAGTGCTCATATGCAAAATTTACAAGCTAAAGCAGATGCTGGAGATAAATCAGCTCAACTTGAAATAAATCGTAATAAAGAAATAATTGAAAATTCGTATGCTAAAGGAGGCCAAGCTATAACCGATGAAGCCTCAATGTTTTTAGCTGGCGCAATTAATAGTCCTCAATCTCAACAATTTCGATTAAAGTATGCTGAAACTGCAAAATTAATAGATAGTGGTGTTAAAGATGCTAGTGTAATTAATAAACAAATGGCACTAGATGCTGGTAAAACATTAAGAGAACAATCAACACTTGGTATCTATGGTCAATTTAGTAAAACTTATGGCGACTTATCTGGCACAATGAAACTAGCTGCTAGTGCTACTACCGATGCTACTGAAAATACCGTTGCCGCAATTAAAGAAGAAAATAAAGCAATAGAAGGTGCGGACGAATCAGTCAAAGCTAGTGTTAAATTAAGACAAGATCAACGAGATACTACGAAATCATTAGACACAATGATTAACAAAGGTGTTGAGCCGGTAGCTAAAGGATTTGCTGGATTAACATCAGTAGCACAACAAGTGGTAGGAGTAGCCGGCCAAGCCGCTGGCAAGCAAGGACAAATTGGTGGAGGTACTACATTATTAAACAAAGTTGGTATTGGTGGCGCTCCGTCAACAGGAGCACCTGCTAGCACAGGTGGTGGAGGTGGGGGAGGAGCAGGTGGCGGAACCGCAGCCCCAGTTTCACAACCAGGTACTTCAATATTAGACAAAGTAAAAAACATATTTGGCGGGCAATCTCTTAGCTCGCTTGGCGCTGGCAGTCCTGCTGGTGGCGGACTTGTTGCTGGCATGGATGCTGTTAAGCAAATGATTATTCGTCATGAAGGCATGAAAACTAAACCATACATAGATTCAATGGGAAATTGGACAGTTGGTGTAGGGCATTTAATTGGTAAATCGTTACCAGCTGATATGAACAGAGAATTTAGTCAACAAGAAATAATGGGCATGTTTGAACAAGATTTTGCCAAACACTATGGTATTGCTCAACAAACTCCTGGATGGGACAAAGCCAATGAATCTGGCAAAGGCGCCATGGTTGATTTAGCATTTAACATGGGACAATGGTGGACTAAATTTCCAGCCACAGCAAAAGCATTAATGTCTGGTGATTTTACCGGAGCTGCATCAGGATTAAAAGATAGTGCTTGGTTTAAACAAGTAGGCAGTCGTGGGGCTACAATAGTAGCAATGATGTCACAAGGAGGAGGAGCCAGTCAAGGATCTCTAAGTGGTCCAGCTAATCAATATAACTCTCAAGTGAACAATAATGATTCAATAGTACCTTTGCCAAATGGTAGATCAATTCCTGTGACAAATATGGCAGAATCGGCTGATTCTTCAGAAAATAATAAGATAATTTCAATGAAGATAGCCAAATTGGATCAATTGATTAGCGGAATGATTAAAAACAACAACTTGTCGAGCAAGATATTACAGCGACAAAGCTAAACAACTAAATATAAAACTATGGCAATTAACAACGGCAAAAATGGACGCAATGGCGGCTGGAGAAAGTATTTCAAGGTAGCTGATGTAAATCAGTTAGGACAACTCAGCCCAATTTCAGGCAAAAATAACTTTGGACTTCCTGGATATAATCGTCCTGGGTCGGATTTTGAAAATGGGAGTCGTAACGAGTTTGCTTTTCGTAACTATGCGTCACGCTTACCAGAAGTATATTCTGGACATCCTAATCGTTTAGAGCGTTACAATCAATATGAAAATATGGATTGTGATAGCGAAGTTAATGCTTGCTTGGATATTATTGCTGAATTTAGTACACAAAGTAATTTAGATAATAATACACCTTTTGATATTGAATTTAACGATCAGCCCACTGATCATGAAATTGAAATGGTTAAAAAACAATTAATACAATGGACTAAGCTAAACAAATTAGACCAGCGTATGTTTAAATTATTCCGCAATACTATCAAGTATGGCGATCAAGTGTTTGTTCGTGATCCGGAAACATTTGAAATGTATTGGATTGACATGATCAAAGTAGCCCGGGTTATTGTTAATGAGTCAGAAGGCAAACGCCCTGAACAGTATATCATTCGCGATATCAATCCAAACTTTCAAAACATGAGTATGGCAGCCAAAACAACTTCTGACTATTATGTCAGTCGTTCAACTGGTAGCGTTACTACAGGCAACAACTACAATGCTCCAAACGGAGGAGCAGGTGGTGGCGGTGGTGGTGGAGTGGGCAACAGTCGCTTTACACAAGCCATGAATGAATCATGCATTGACGCTAAACATGTCGTACATTTAAGTCTAAATGAAGGTCTAGATTACTTTTGGCCTTTTGGGCAAAGTATTTTAGAAAACATTTACAAAGTTTACAAACAAAAAGAGCTACTAGAAGATTCAGTTCTTATCTATCGGGTACAAAGAGCTCCAGAACGCCGTTTATTCAAAATTGATGTGGGTAACATGCCCAGTCATATGGCCATGGCCTTTGTTGAGCGTGTTAAAAATGAAATGCATCAACGCCGTATTCCTACTGTAACAGGTGGCGGCTCTAATATGATGGATGCTAGTTACAATCCATTAAGTGTTAACGAAGATTATTTCTTTCCGCAAACGTCTGAAGGACGGGGCAGTTCTGTAGAAGTTCTACCCGGCGGTCAGAATTTAGGTGAAATTGACGACTTAAAATATTTTAACAACAAAATGGCTCGCGGATTGCGTGTGCCAAGTAGCTATCTGCCAACTGGTCCAGATGACTCTGGTGCTGCTATGAATGATGGCAAGGTAGGTACAGCATTAATACAAGAATTCCGATTTAACAAGTATTGCGAACGCTTGCAAAAGCTAATTATGCAAAAGTTAGATGATGAATTTAAACTGTTTTTACGCTGGAGAGGCTTTAACATTGACAGCGGAATCTTTAGTATTAATCTAGCTGAACCACAAAATTTTGCCAGCTATCGCCAGTCAGAACTTGATACAGCTCGTGTTGCTACATTTACCGCTATCGAACCGTTGCCATATATGAGTAAACGCTTTTTGCTCAAACGATACTTAGGTTTAACTGATGAAGAAATTTTTGAAAATGAAACATTATGGCAAGAAGAGCGTGACGTAGCCAGCCAGATAAAAGCATCAGGCAAAGATCTTCGTAATGTTGGAGTAATGCCATCTGCCATGGACGCAGATATTGCCACTGGCGCAGAAATGGCTGATTCTGGATTAGGAACGGCAGAAACGGACACTGGTGCTGGCCCTGGCGCAATGCCAGCTACTCCTCCAGGTGGATCAGCAGGTAGCCCAGCTGCCACTGGTGCCGGCGCTTAACCAAAATATCAAATAGTAGTTGACTTACTAGTAACAATCTGTTATTATCTATACATAACCTAGGAAAATTATGACAAACAAAGTGGAAATTGTTGGCGACGACTCGTCTGATCAAATAACTCAAACCAATACACTGCAAATGAACGAGTGGCACTATTTTACATCTGCTGTATACACTATACATAAACCTGAATTTCTTAAAGATGTAAACAAAATTTCCAGAGAATTTGTTAATCGTATTAAAAAAAATAACAAATTAGATGAAGTATATCCTGTTTACATGTCTGAAAATATGTTTACCGATCCTAGAATGGCTGAGTTTACACATTTTGTAGGATATCTAGCTAGAGATATTTTAATCAGACAAGGTTATAATCTAACAAATTTAGACGTGGCAATTTTTGAAATGTGGACCCAAGAACATTATAAATTTTCTGGCCAGGATGAACATGTACATCCAAATAATCAGATTTCTGGATTTTATTTCCTGGATGTTCCTAAAAATACTCCCAAAGTTATTATACACGATCCAAGAGCAGCCAAAGTGTTTTCTAATTTACCAGAAATGAACATGGCACAAGCCACATACGCCAGTACCATGATTAATTTTACACCAGAACCTGGCACACTGATGCTGACAAATTCATGGTTGCCGCATTCATTTACCAAGAATCCCAGTGAAAAACCATTTAGATTTATACATTTTAACTTGGGTATTGTAGCTAAACAAGTAAATACACAAGTTAGCGCAGGACCAGGCGCACAAGCTACTATAGTATGAACAAATATCTAATCCGTTTTAACAAATCTAGAGGACAACCAGGTCGTGGGTCTAAAGACCATGCCTGGCGTATATTCGAAGGCGACAAAGAATATGTTGTTAAACATGTGGTCTTAGAAGTGCCGTGTCGTGACGAAATATCTGGTGACGGACAAGGAAATGATGACTGGAATTTTGCTTGTAACGCTTTTATGACTCTAGATAAAGCTACAGCTACCGCTACTTTCACAGCTAAAAAACCCAAATAAAATCAAATATTCACTTTAAAATCTAATGGCTAAATACTAAGCTATGATTTTAAATGAACTCTATGAAAAAAGTCCTCACGCATATCAGGACTTAAATGACGACAATTCCCAGCCGCAAATGGGTCAATTGCGTAAAACTCGTCTTACATTAAAACAAATTCGCAAACTTCGTCAAATGAACGAACTACGCGAAATTGAATTTAAAGACAAATTAAAGTATGTCAATATGCAATATGCTCCTCCCCCTGAGCCAGCAATGTAATCTTTTTAACAAAAGTTACATAAAACACCCATATTTCACCCCATAATACACTAGTATTACTTTCCTTTAGTAAATAAAGTACGAGCCATTCTAAAGGAGAAATAAATGACATCGAAATTTGAACAGTTAATTGAATATGTAATTAACGATGAAGAAGCGAAAGCTAAAGAATTATTCCATGACATCGTAGTTGAGAAATCACGCGAAATCTATGAGAATTTAATGAACGAGGAGTCTGACGCAGAAGAAGACGACCACGCCGAACGTGCAGCTAATAAAGTTAAAGACGAAATCGAGTACGATGACGCTAAAGACAAGAAAGATCGCACAGACGAAGATGAAGAAGATGACGAAGAGCCTATTGAAGAAGACATGGGCGACACATCTGGTTCTGCCAGTCAAGATTTGATGCGCGAAGTTGAAACAGATGAGCAAGGCATGTCCGAAGAGTCCGATGCTGAGTTTGATGACGAAGCTGAAGAAGATGGCGAAGATTTAACTCACGACATGGAAACTGATCATGACGCAGAAGATGGCGACATTGAAAATCGTGTAGTTGATTTGGAAGATAAATTAGACGAATTAATGGCTGAATTTGAAGCTCTTATGGGCGACGAAGCTGAAGAGCACGGCGATGACGAGTTTGACATGGAGCCAGTAGACGGTGATGTAGGCGGAGACGCATACGCAGATGATGACACTAGTGAATTTCAAGACATGCCAATGAGTGAAAATATTAGTCTAGCTAAAGTTGCAGCCCCAACACACGGCGACAACGGTGCTAACTCTAAGAGTCCAGTAGCAGCCAACTCTGGCGCAGCTGGCATGGCTGCAAAGCCAGTTCGCAACACAGCATCTGAGTCAAATCCAGATGGCACATCAGCTTACAAAGCTCCAACAAGTTATGCTGACAAAGGCCGTGGAAATTTGCCAGGCGCAGGACAGTTTAAAAATGTACCAGCTAAGAACGGCAGTAAGTTAGAAGCCGCTCCCAAGCCAACATTAACCCAGGCAACTGGCGTTAATACAAAAACACCTTTTCCAAAAGGTTAATCCATAGATATGGCTCGCAACACTTATCTCAAGGAACATCTTAGCTTTACTCAGGCTCGTGTAGTTTTAGAGTCTGAGGAAGCTGCTGATGGATCCGGCAAGACTCTTTA